ATGGCGGGTTATTTGTCCTGGTTATTCCCCCGTTGTAAAATCTCTCCTAAACTTAACGGTACGGCACCACACTTCGGGGATGAAATGTTCGCGCTGGTACTTTTTGTTTGCTACCTGGATGGCGGTTGTGAAGATATTGTTGTGGATGTCTACAACACGGAACAGCAGTGTCTTTATTCTATGAGCGATCAACGGATCCGCCAGGGCGGTTGTTTTCCGATTGAGGATTTTATAGATGGTTTCTGGCGACCTGCACAGGAGTACGGTGATTTTTAATTATTGCAATTGCACAAGAGTCAGTTCGCCCCCAAAGACAGCACCGGTATCAATATAATGCAGGTTGCCAATATCCACGCGATGTCGCAACGGTGTATGACCAAACCAGAAATGATCAGCACCTGTAATTCCCTGCCCTTTTTGGCGTTCACCTAATCGCGAGCGGCTCCACAAGACCTGATGCAAATCAACGTCCTTTTGCCATTCATAAACATCATCTGGATAATCGGCATGAGCAATAACATGTTTGCCGGTACGACTGTGTACTTCAAGAATAAAGGGCAAATGCTGACATTTTTCCAGCGCCGTTTTCGCTTGTTTCTGTTGATTATCTGCCAGCGCAATAAACCAGTCGCCGCCATTCATCAACCACAAAGACATCTGCTGGGATGCCAGCGCATCCATCGCCATCTGTTCATGATTGCCTCTTACCGCACAAACCCAATGTTGTTCCAGTAACTGCAGACAACGTAAACTTTGCGGCCCACGATCGATAACGTCTCCTACTGAGATAAGTAAATCTCGCCACGGATCAAAACGACAATGCCATAATTTGCGGCGCAACTGCTCAAGACAACCGTGTATATCGCCAGAAAGCCAGATATGTCGCCATTGATGACCCGCAATTCTCTGATAAACGGGCGCAGGCTGTTTCATCAATATTTTCCTCCCGCGCTAAAGATCACATAATCTTAACAAGAATGTTAAAAAACGCTGGACTCAGACAGTAGAGTGTGTGTTATGGTTGACTATAAAGTCAGCGAAGGAAATGCTTCTGGCTTTTAACAGATAAAAAGAGACCGAACACGATTCCTGTTTTCGTCAACAAACAAGAAACCCTTTTAAAATTAATTTGTTAAGCAAAATTACGCTCATCTTTTAATCCCAAACACGTACCATTGCATATTAATGCATTCAATTAGTTACCATTTTTTTCGAGTTTTTTAGAGAAAATTTCGGGACTATTTCAGACCAATCCAGGCAGAAATAAGCAATCCCTATATTGAATGATTCCGCAACAATTATGTAAAATCACCTCCGGCTGATTTTCATTCAAACTCGCACTATCGAAAGTTCGCCAGCCAGCCGCAGCACGTTCTTGCATACGTGGCTGCGGATTCCGACATCTTGCTAATGGTTAACTGACAGAATCTGGCTGAGCAGGAAGTGACTGCGTCCAGTCACCAGCCCTGATATATGCACGTAATGATTTACGGTACTCAGTCCACTCTGTAAGTGCCGACTTCACTTCGTTCTCAGTTGTGTCAGTGTAGTCAGCATCCTGGATCTGATCGTTCAACAAATCGATTTGAGTTGTTGCGCGAGCATACTCAGAGTTTGAGATTGCCATATTTTCCGCGGCTAATTCGGCAACTGATTTTTCAATAACTGGCGCCGTGAAATTAGTACCGTCATATGTCCAGTTTATTCCTGCGGCAATGCCAGTAATATTAATGACGGTGTAATCCGGAAATAATTTTTTTGCATCGTTATCTGAATTACAGACAACCGTATTTACGACGACATTATTTTTAATTAATGCGTAATTCATTATGCAAACTCCTCAATCACGCAGACCCCAGGCGCTCCTGTTCCACCGGCTTTTAGAACGCCTGAAAAAGAGGTGTCATAAGCAGCACCTCCTCCAGCACCATATGCTTTGGCTGCAATACCATTAGCAGCACCAGCACGACCACCTCCCCCCCAGAACGAAGCCGCACCATTACCAAATGAGTAATAACTTCCCAGCTGACCGTCACTACCATGGCCACCATGGATATTGATTAGCCCGCCAGTAGCTGTTCCAGCTGCACCACCAGTACCAGTTGCCGGAGTGTTTACGCCGGATCCACCACCACCGCGACCGGCTGACATTCCATTAAATGTTGATGTCCCACCTGGATTACCAGCTGTTCCACCTGCTCCGATAACGACAGAAAAATCACTGATATCTTCAAGGTCAAAAATACCGATGCAGGTTGCGGCAGAGCCACCCCCACCTCCAAACGCCGTCTGAGAAAATGATGTGGCGATGACAGAACTACCACCGCCACCTCCCCCGGTAAGAATTACCTTAATTTTCCGGGTACCCGGTGTTGGGGTGTAAGTACCAGATGAGGTAATCACTTGAGTATTAAGCAAACGGCCTACTACACCGGAATCATCCACCAAACTAAGGTTTTCGAGAGCTGTTTTCACCGTGCCATCCGATTTGATATCACCAAACGGATTCTTGCGGCTCAGGTATTCAACAGCAAACCCCGATCCCAGCAATTCAACAAAACCGGGCAGATCACCATTATCAAGCACATCCCGTTGCGTTTTATCACTTACAAACTGGGCCAGAGCTGCAGCAATAAAGCTGGCCTGCCGAATAACCTTATTGACTTGCGCACTGGAGGCTTTCCCTGCTGTAAATCCGGATAAAAGCGCGGGCAACGCTTCCCATTCCTCCTGCGATATAACATTGGCATTTCGATCCGTTGCAAACGCTTTAAAGTCATTTTTCGCCATCAGAGTAATACTCCCCATGCTCCTACATCAAAACCACTGATGAATTCGTTATCCATATCAAAACCAAAAAATTTTGAGCCTTCCGATGGGGTTTCCACCGAAGATGTTTCAATGCCACCCGCCCATACCCCGGCGGCTTTTACTGTGAGATACCCCTGTTTAATTGCCGCAATTAACTCACGCGATACATCTGAAATATCAGTATCAGGAAAGACCCAGACCGATATCGTCATGTCCTGGTTATCGACTATCTGCATTCGCAGTCCGGATCCTGCTGTCGCCGCGTCAAGAATTGCCGGAAGCGAATCATTCCGTCCGTCCCAGTTATTAATCGCAATCTTCGCTTTAAGGATGACACGATAAGTTTCATCGCTGAGGTACATGTATCCGGAATCAGGATCGTATGGCCCCTGCCATACACCCTGATCATATCCAAGCCCGTCGGTATCCCAGCTGAAATAGACACCTGAGATAGGCTGGCTGACAACACGGCTACGTCCGATCCACAATCCAAGAATGTCAAGTTGCACACCAACCGCAGAGTCAATATCAAATGCAGTAATCAGCCCTCTGGTGGCAGCCGCAACATCAATAAGCGGCCGGGTCATCAGATCAACATGTGCAAGAAATTTAGGTTTGGTGGCGTGGTAGTTCGTGATTAGTTCGGTGTATTTGCTCATGACTCCACCGTTATAACGATATTTCCCGGGGTACAGGACGCAGATTCGTTGTATCTGATATCAATGTTTGATGACGACAAAGCCCCCGGGGATTTCCCAATCGTCAGTTCCTGAATATCGTAATAGCGTGCATTCCCGCCACTCACCACGCCAAGATTCGCCGGTGAGTAAATGCGACTCAAAAGGACCGAATCACCAATCGTCAGACTATTGATATAGTCTGAAATAGCCTGCTGGATCTGCTGCCCTATCTGTGAGGTATAACCCGTAAAAACTTTTAATTTAATCCGGGCATAAACAGGCACATCACTGGAACGCGAGAATTTGATTACATGGGGATTGCCGTATTTATCCGGAACCGTAACGGATGTTGTACCGTGAGTGGCTGTCCCCTGGCCTTTATTCCCTCTGATAGCCTGAGCAATATCCGTCACATCACCGCCATCCACAATTACAGCAACAGAGTGTGGCGGTAACCCGTTACCGTCCTCCGAGCCAGTATCGTTTTCATAGAGTTTGTGGCGGGTTACACCGGTAACATTAGAAACAGCACCATCCAGTGCTTCAAATGGGGTTATTGATGGCAACGCAACACTTTGCGACTGGCGGATACGTAACTCCGCATCAGTTTCTGCTGGAGTGCCTACAGTAGCTGCAGCAGGATTGGTTACCGAAACCCAGCCACGGGTTGGCGTATTAATTTCAGTGATAGTTCCAGCCAGCGCCGCCACTGCACCACTGACGGAACATTTTGCGGTCACCATCACTGTACCATCCACGCCGACCACCACTGAAGCAGGCAAACGCCATATCACATTATTACTGTCTTTCACGCTGCCATTAATGATGGTTGTTCCGGCAGTTCCTGTAAGAAGCAAATCAACCGTAGAATTCGTCGCGCCTTTACGTGAAATACCATTTATTTTCACGTTACTGGTCAGTGCAGCCCCATAGCCGGTTGCCGGTGAAAAACAGTTGTAGACAGTTATCGCCATATTATTGGCATCATGAATCGCCAGCGCCATCAGAGCCACCATCTGACCGTCTTTACTGTCCGGTTCGAGGTAGGCATCACTACCATAAATCTGCTGAAAATAGCTAATCAGGGTGCTGAGTATCGTCTGATAATCAGGCGCACTGATCCCCTCCGCGGTTACCTTTGCAGATAAACCGAGAGAATCAAGGTTCAGAGCCATTACGCCTCCGATGTAACAGTCGTTATTCCATAGAGAGTGTCGATTTCAGTGGAAAACCTGACACGTCGGGTCGTGGTATCCACCGTCGTATTGAAAGAGAGGATTGATTTAACGCCCCACGTTTCGAGGATGCGCTTACGGATCGCCAGGTTGTAGGTTTCCGGCTTCTGCTTACCGAGTACGGACTGGATCCACGGAGTCCCCTCGGTGGTGTCGAGAAACCATTGCCCATACCACAATTCGAATCGCGTTTTTACCGCCTGCGCCACGGCCTCCGGTGAGTTAATCAGCCAGGTGTCATCACCGCTGCCAAAGGTGTAATCGCCATCGGCGTCTTCACGTCTGTATCGCATCAGTTTACCCCGTCGGTACTGCTTCCACCGCGCTGAACACCGCCATGAGTGTGCGTATCATCGATTGGCTTGCCGTTAGCCTTCACGCTACCCAAAAACTCAACAGCACCAGTGATTTTTGAAGCCACACCAGAAACAACAGACCCCACCATGCCACCCATCCAGGTTAACAGGCCATGAATGGTTACTTTCTCAGAAAAATCAGCCAGAGGGGCAACCACATCAAGACCACCCGGAGCGACAATTTTAATTTTCCTGGTATCAGGATTAAGCTCAAAATAGGTGCTGCCGTCATCACTACGCAACTGTGTGGCACTGGTATTAATACCGCTAATCTTCCTTGCCTGCGACTGGGGACCGACAATACAAAACGCATCCGATAAATCATGCATTCTGTCATCGACCGGCTCCTGTATCCCGCCGCTCTGCCACCAGAAATCAATACAACGATCGGCAAAAATCATCAAACATTCATCACCGGCTTTAACTGGGAACGTTAGCGTGCATCCTCCGCCGCGCGGGAATACCACTGGCACATCCACCAGCAATGGGTAATTTTTGGTAATGCGGTTGCCGTCGTTATCAATTTCAACGTAACGGATAGCAGGCTGTACAACCGCCGTCACCGCATCAGGAGCGAATGACTGAACAATGCCAGGCAAGGCGACACGGATCTGGTTCTTTGTTGTTTCCCGTTCAGATTTAAATGTTTCGGCAAGGTCGCCGCTGCGGGTCTGGTCAGATACTGCCATTTTGTAGGCTCCAGAAAGCAAAAAACCCGCCGGGTGGCGGGTTACTGATCAAATATCAGGATATAAATTATCAGGTGTTGGTGTTACACCTTTTTCGGCTCATCTTGATGGCAATAGTTTTTAAGAACGATTTTTGCCTCGCCATAAAAGACCAAAGCCAACAAAGTTCCAGCCAGTGACCATATAGCATTAATTCTTTTCCGGAAGGAGCCGCCAAAGGTTATGACTAAATCAGTTTTCAAAGTACGCCTCTCAAAATCCGTAGGGGAAGAGTTGATCCCTTATATCGAGGAGATCATCCCCGCTGAAGCCAGAAAAATGGGTGTAAGGGCGCGGGTAGGTGATTCAGCGCCTTCTGCATCCTCACCCGCATCAGTGATACTCGGATACATTTTTGAATTTATCCAAAACAAAGATGTTTGTTATAGCGTCGCTGCTGTTGTGGCCGCATGGATTAGAGCAAAACACAGTAAGAAGATAATCATCAAAAAAGGCGGCTACAAAATCGAAGCAAGCAACCTCACCGATGAAGAACTTTTTAAACTATTCAGTGAGGCTAAAGAAGAAATCGAAATCAAAAAGGAATGATTAAAGAAAGTGCCTGCCTTCAACCAGGCACTTTTTTACACGGGAAAGATCCGATAATTTTCGGCGCGTCCATGACTTAATAACCTTGAGATTTAGCAACGCGAATACCGGCCGCCATCCCATTGAAATCCCATGCGTTTTTATGGGCAATAGGATTACGTGTGTTGAAGGCATAGCGCTGGCCCATTTTCCATGCTGTATCGCTAACAGACTTATCTTGAGAGAGGTTTACCCACTCCTTTATGCCTTTGTAAACATAGGACTTACAATCATCCGTAGTTCCTTTCCGATTGGTGTAGGCATCCAGATCTTCGCATTCTTGAAAGGAGTTGCTGACTATATCCGCGAAATCATCAATGGTCATGGCGAATCTGCGACCATTCATAGCGAAAAAAGGAGTAGCAGAGGCGTAATGTTGCCACTGCGTAAACTTTTGCTGATCCATTAAATCAACAGCCATTTTTTCATACTTCCCAGGAGCGGATAATCCCGACATCGGAACAAGTAAACTTATTGCAATAAAAATGGCTTTCTTATTCAATCTTATCCCCACCGATTCATTGCTCCTTGACTTTGAAGATCCGCCGCGCCACGCGCTTCGCACATCATATCCATGTACCACGCCTGGCCCCTTGTGTCGCCAGTGTACATAATCCCGCGCACAACATAAACGCCATCCGTTGCGATGCTGGCAGGCTGCGCCGTGGTGCCGCTGAGTGTGATATTTCCGTCCGTGTTCTGATCGGTGATCTGCCCACCAGCCATCGCGATATCGTTGTTCGACAGAGCTGTGCGATATACGGAAGCCTGATCCAGTTGAATGAGCCCGTTAACCCGGATGTTCGGATTAATAAGCGCGCGGACGTTTACGCCGTTACCGATAGTCTGCTGCGGCATGCCAATAAGCCCGGTAGCGCTGTTGAGCACAATCGCTTCGTGAACATATTCATTATTCGCCACCATCTGGCGTTGACCATCCACGAATTGCCATGTTGCGCCACATTGCCCGGCTACATTATCCATAAGATGCCGCGTCATGCCAAAGAGTACCCGCCCCCGGGGGAATACAGTAGCAGGCATTTCAGGCGTCAGGCCTTCGGTCGCACCTTTGGCTTCGAAGTCTTTCATCAGCGCACGGTTCACATCAGCGACCGTGTAACCGGCAGCCAGCGTCTGTGAGGTTATACTGGTGGCAAAAGCCAGATCTGTATCGGCTGCCTGAATCAGGACGTAGGAATCAACCGGGCTGTCTTTACCGGTGACCGAGTAGCGAATTTCACCGCTGAAAATCAGCCCGTAGTTGCGGCCATCGCTCTGGCCCACGTCCGCCGCGTCGACTTCGCGCACGATCCCGACATCGCTTGCCGACACCTCCGGCGCGATACCGTCGTAACCGGCAATCAGACGCACTTTCGAAAACTCCTGCCCGGTAATTCGGTTCACAGTATCTGCCGAGAGGTTATAAATTTTGATAGTCCCTACCCGGGACGCGCTGCTGATGTTGAACCAGTCGATCGTAAAGGTGACTTTGAAATCACTTAGCTCAATTCCCTGACCGTTCCCGTCCACAAGCTGCAGCTCGAAATGTCTCATCCAGTTCTGTGACATGCTTACTCCGTTGATACCAGTAAATGGCTGCGACCGCCCAGGTCAGTTTTTGTGGGGTAATCCTGTGTGTTGTCATCACAGACCACCACCAGCTTAAAACCAAGCCCCATACAGGCGTACTGCGCCAGCAGGTCAGCACCAGTGACGAGAGGAATACCGGAGATTACCGGCTCCCCTCTGTCGTTCTGCAGGTCCATAATCCAGTACAGATCGCGCCATATGATGCTAATCCGCCAGGTGACACCACCCAGGACGATGCTGAACTGCTGGTTGTCCGCTGTCAGCGGAATTTCCTGAATTGTCATTAGCCGCCCCCCAGTAATGACGCCACGTTACCCGTGATGCTTTTCAGCAGTGAAGTATCTGGAGGCTTTGTGGTTTTGTTGCCGCTGTTCTGTACCGCCGACGTGCTGGCCCCTTCCTTCATGTTGGTTTTATCCGCGACGGTAATCTGCTGTGTCCGGGAGATAATGACCTCCCTCAGGGTGAGGACGGCGGACAGGACGTTTTCGGTTGTCTTGTCCGTCGTCACTTCCAGCGCCCGGATCAACATGTTGCTGTACAGCCGTTTACCGGTTACCACATCGAAGGGGATACGGCTTTCCTGCAGACCCAGTAGCTCCTGATACGTCTGCTGAGGACTCAGGCCGAGCAGGCTGGTAGCCGTCAGGTTACTGGCAAAATCCAGCAATGCGCCGCCACCGGCAAAACCAACCTCCATCACCACTTCTGACGGTTTTTTATAGGCATGATCAGCGACAGCGGCCCCGACCTCTACCGGATGCTCTGTTATTTCAAGCATATCTGTATGCTTCTCTGAAATAACAACACTGGGAACAATCATTCCTATTTTTCTGCTCTGCTGATGAAAAAGTGTAGAGAGAATATCCACTAACCCACCCTCACCTGATTACTTCGCATGACCTGAGCATTTGCAGACTGTTGCCGACGTGCAACCTCATTACCGACAGCGTGCGGATCTCCGCCACCGTAAATGTGGTAGGTATTTTGCTGGTTAACCTCTGTCACTTTGCCACTAATTCCCGCCACGGCAGCCTTATTAATCAGCTCTCGAGAATAGATATTTCTTCCATTCTCATGCTGGATAATGCTGCTCATCAATGCTGACATGGTTTGCGGATCGCTCATATTCAGGGCAGCCCGGGGATCCACTCCCAGTCGTTGCGATACAGCCCTGATATACGCTGTTGTGTTGTTATTATCAGACGCAGGTGCCCAGGTAGAGATAATTTTCTCCACACTGTTTATTCCCCGTCCGGCGTACAGCATTAACTGACGAGCAAGAGCCCGTAATCCATCAAAGGCAGTTTCAAATCTGGCAAATCGCCCGCCCGGGCGTTCAAGAGAAGCCCCTGCCTGACCAGCAAAATTAAGGTTTCCCGGATTGTTATTCCGTTCTCCTCGTTTCGTAGCCTGTGCATATTGTTCCGGCTCAGCACCTGGAATATCTGACTGAATATTTGCGCCTTTTACGGTATGAGGATTACGACCAAAATCGGTATCAATGCCAAGCCAGCGCAATGAATCTCCAATATTTTGTTTCGTGTAATCCCAGGATGACTTCGCACTGGCACCAATATTTTCGCGATCAGAGTACAAATACGCAGCATAAGCCATCCAGCCTTTTAACCACGGCGGGACCGGCAAACCTGATATTTTCCCGAAAGCCCCCAGAACCCTGGATACCCAGACACCCGCGATGAATGTACCAAGGATTTCCAGTGCATTTTGCCAGCCGCCAACACCATCTTTTAGTTCCAGAAGGTGATCACGAAGCCAGGTGATCGCATCCTTCGCTTTATCTATTGCCGGTTGCCATTTTTCCCAGTCGATAAGACTGTTACCGCCTTCTTTCCATGTTTTGTAGTCTTCCCACAAGAGACCGAGAGCCACGATCAGACCGGTAATCAGCCCTATAGGTGACATCCAGAAAGTAGAGTTAAGTATCCGCATGGCGACAACCAGACCGCCGATAACCTCTATCAGGGTTTTCGTTTCGGCATCCAGTTTCCCCCACCACTCGATGATATCTCCGACACCATCGACTATCCGAAATGCTACCCGCCCGACTATCTCACCCAGCCAGAGGATCCCCTTTATGACCTTTGTGATGGTGACTTCAATTTTGGGAAAATTTTCAATTATCTTTTTGCGCAGGTTATCAATCTGCCCCGCCAGTCCGTCCGCAAGATTCGATCCGATTTTGTCCCGCGCCATCCTGGCCATTTCACCGAGCGATTTCAGCGAGGTCATAAACCGGTTTGACGATAAGGCAGCCTGATCGGCATTAAATCCGATCGCTTTCACCATTTCTGAATACTGAGCGCTGAACTGCCCCACTCCGCGACGCATAGCCATCAGGGTATTTTCGTCAATGCCCAGCATCTGCGCATACTGGTTAGCCCGGTAATACGGCATGCTGCTGAGTTTCTGTCCAACGCCCGTAAAGATAGCAGCCATGTCACGCATGTTACCGCTGGCATCACGGGTCTGTACGCCCAGGCGATTCAGAAAGCCTTCTGCTCCGGGATTGTTACGAATAAACCGGGAGAGGCTTTCCAGAGAAGATCGCGCAGCGTCCACACTGCCGCCAACCTGCGAAACCGCATAGCCAATAGACTGAATTCCCTGGACCGTCGCGCCGGTGCGCTGTGACGCCCAGTAAAGATTATCCAGGCCGGAGGCAATCTTAGCCGTAAAGGCCACCACGGACAGTGCTGCTCCTTCAACGGCCAACCCCATTTTGATGACATTTGCAGTTGTACCGGCGAGGACAGAACCGAATTTTTTTGCTCCAGCATCATCCACACTGAAGCCAAGCGAGACGAGGAAATCTTTAATAGTTTCAGCGTTCATTATCCTCTCTCCATTTCTCAATGCGCCGCTGGTTATCCGCTTTTACCGCCAGATGGTCATTCAAGAGAGCAATATCGTACAAATCGACAGAGCCATCTTTAAGTGCTGTATAAGGAATTAACCCGGCGTCAACCGGATTGAGAAGGTAGGACAGCCCGTCCGGCAGGCTGTTAAACGTCAGCCCTGTTGCAGGCTCTGCGTCGTGCTGGTAAGGGATGTAGGCAAAAAATTTCCCAGCGAATTGGCGACCACCCGCGCCACCAGCTGCAGCATGACCAGCAAGTCAATATCATCAAACATCAGTTCGCCCTGGGTAAATACCGGCACCCATCCGTCCATATGACGCCGCGATACCACCGCAAGACAGGGATGAATAATCGCATCGGTGTCATCTTCGGTCAGGGAAGACAATTCCTCAGCGATACGCGGGAGCATGGTTTCAAACACCGGTTTTAACTGCTCGAATTTCACGGTGTCGATTTTGCCGTCAGCAGGCAAACGGGAGCGAATGCTCCCGAAATCTGACATCATTCCTGCCAGCACCGGCAGAAGTTTGCGGGTCACTTTCAGCTGGTCAAAAACGCTGAGTTTTGCCGCGCGATATTTCACGCCTTTGATTTCGAATTCCATGTATTAAAACTCCCCGAGAACCTGGTCAATCTTGCCGCAGTCAAACACCCACGGCATCGTATTACCGGTTTTAGCGTTGGCATTATCCGGTTGTTTCTGGAACGCAACACTACGTGCCGTGATGATGTCGCCGCTGACCTTGTTTCGGATCACAATAACGTTATTCCCCCATGTGGCAGAAGACTGGCTCTGTGCGTTATACGCCAGCGACAATTTTTTATTTGTCGGTGATGTCTTCAGAAGGTTAACGGTAATCGTCCCGCTTTTATCTGCATGGAGACTGTGCATCACTTCGCCATCAGCACCGATGGTCATGGTGTTTTTAGGACCGCCCATCGCAACCACAATCCCCTCTTCAGAACTTGCAGAACCGTACCCGAGGTCAATCGAACCGGTCGGCCCGGTCAGCGTCGCAGTGACATCCATAAAAGAATAGGTAGACATTCACTTCCCCTTAGCGAACAACGTTAATCTGTACGTCAGCGTAATGAACCGCGCCTGCAAGTTTTATTGCAGCCTGAATCACCGGAGCCTTACGGGCTTCACGTTCTGATTGTGCCTGTTCATTCAGCGGCTGGGCGTATACGTAATAACCTTTAGGCAGTGTGTCACCTGATGACAGCTGACCAAGGTCGCCCCCGTTCCATACGCCCGGAGCAATCAGTCCATTCTGAACGGCCTGATCCAGTGATTTTTCAACATTTGATAACAGTCGGGTAATACCGGCTTCAGTCTGGGGAACTTTCGTGGTGCTGGTATAAAGCAGGTTATAGAGGTTGGTCTGCACATAATTCTGTAACCAGTCCAGGCCGTGGCGTTCATCAAAGAAATCGCCGTTAGCCATCACTCCCTGCTGGAGGATAGCTGTATCATTCTGGTAGTACACGAACACATTGCAGTTTTTTGCATCAAGTGCCGATGCCTGGCTGACTGTCAGTGTTTCATACTCAACACCCGGCTCCTGCTTAAACTTGAGCGTAATCGCGGTATTACTGCCATTGAAATTAACCGTGAATGCCCGGCCAAATGCAGATAACGCAGCGTATTTATTACCCGATGAATACTGAATAAAACTGCGTGAATATCCGGCGGTTTTCAGTTTTGATGCCAAATCATCGCTGGATGCAGTCTGCAGGCATTTCTCATCGCCTGTCGTAATCGCCAGAATACGGCTTACAGAAGAGGATTCGATCGCCGCAGCCACTTTCAGCCAGTCTGCATCCGGAATATCTTCATCGTCTGCAATCCCCAGCCCATACCATGAAGTATAATCGAGCATGGCATTCACAGCCTGCTCCAGCGTCTCAGGCGTGGCCTGTTCGCTGTCTCCCTTCGTTTTCACCCAACGACCAACAAAAACCTCCTGAGGTTTCGGTGATTGTGAGAAAAACACCTGCGCAGCCTTATATTCTGGTGATTCCACGCCAAAATCTTTTCCAATATCTTCCGCGGCAGAATAACGGCGAATGCGCTCACTTACCGGAATGATTGTGGACGGGCCGAGAATGAGTAATGCACCAAAATTTCGCCCTGATGCTGCACGCGGCGACATGATCACATCAACATTAACAACGTTTGATACAGGCAAGCCCTGTGCCATAGCTTAATCTCCGAAAAAGATGACTGGTGCTTCCACCAGCGATTTAATACCGTACTCGCGCACAACCTTCCGGCGCAGACGCACCGTCATATCGTAGCGGCGGACCCATTGCTGATTAATAAGTTCAGGGAAGGGAGTCAGACCTGTGTAATCGCCAAGAGACAGCCCCAGCGCATTCAGTGCTGCGTTATTCTGCGGTACAGATATACCGTCACGAAACCGGGACGCATACACCATCCCCGCCGGACCATAAAACGAAGCCATACACTCAATCGTTTCATGCCGCCAGAGCTGAGAGCCATCATCGGTCTGTCTGGTGAATGCCGGACTGTCATCACCTGACCATCCGATAACCCCAAACGCACACCAGTTCGTTTCAGCCGGTAGCAGTGGCGGTTGCTCTTTCTGCCAGCGCGGACGAACCATCCCGGCAGACAGACCGGAAACGTTACGCATCCACTGGCTTAACAGCCTGTCGAGCGCTTCGTCATAATCCGGATCGCCACTGGTTGGTATCAGCCATCCGCGCTCTGTGCTGGTGTTATTGCTCAACCGGAATTCCCCCATCAAACGGCAGCAACTCACAATGCGCCTGAACGAATCCGGCACCATACGCTGTATACGGGTCGACGAAAGTCACACGATAATCACGGCCCTGATACGTCACGATATCGGCATCACGGCCAGTCTGTCCCTGCGTCAGTCGCTCAGTCGTCACAATCAGAATTGCACCACTGATTACCTGCCCGGCCTGCATACGACGGTTTTCCAGAGAGCGATCAACAGTTACGACTCCGGCAAACTGCTTTTTAACTTCGCTGTCGCTGCCGATCCCGTCCTCATCCACCGTTTGCACACGGCGTGTTACCCACAAATTGAAGTCGCAAAAATCGGGATCAAAAAGCACATCTGTTACATCAAGAGTCGGCATTTTTATCCCTCACAACATGGGTAATCGCTCTGCGATATTGCCCGGTGTCAATTAATGGTTTCGCCAGTTCGGTTCCCGGGGATTCGCCAGCAGCACGCCGGGCAAGTTCCAGTGTTGCCCCCTTGCGCCCCCGACGAGCCCGGGCTTCAACAGTACTGTCAGCAAGCGGCGTAAAGCCGGTAATGGTCATGTAACGCCTGACGCCATTAGCGGCCAGTGTTCCGGCACGGTTGAGTGCGCGTTCTGCTCCCGCAGCATTACCATCAAGTGCAGCCTGCGCCGCGGCTTTGAGCTGCGGCACCGTCTGCTCTTCTGCCGATTTAACGCCGGGGACCAGGTGAGGTCGTGGCGGGATGTTCTGCTCTGGTGAGCCGTATTCGTTGAGGTAACCGATGCCCGCATTACCAAACGGAACATCATCCCGCCCGCTGTCTTCCGAAGGGATGCCGACCAGCACATCTTTTTTGGTTAACGACCTGAGCGCATCCAGAATGGCCTTAGTGTTATCCACCCTCGTTGTTACACCGCTTTTGAAACTCATAGCTGGCGACCGCCTGCACCGAACATCGTGATCAACTGATAAAATTCAGCGCCATATCGGGTGTTATTCCAGAAACCTGCATCAGGATTCAGCGTCGCGCTGGTGTCATAGCTGACGCTTACCTTGTCAACGGACTTTGAGGACTGAACACCATTGGTTGAACCGCCCGGACCACCAGCCAGAATAGCCCGGCTGTCTGCCGCCCAGAGCGTCATGTAATGCGCAACGAACAACCCGGCAAAGTACGGAAACAACTTTTTGCCGGTGACATTTTCGCTCAGCAGTTTATCGGCCAGATTCAGACGGAACCCGATTTGGGCGTCGGGATATTTTGCCGGGTCAGCAAACTGCGGGAAGTCGCGGCGAAAATCACTTACCGCTGGCAGACTTTGATTCTTTGGCATCTTTAGCCCCATTACCGCCAGTCCGGGCGGCAGTAATCTGCGCCTGCAGGCTATCGTTCTGCTCCTGCAGTTTGAGCAATGCATCTTTCAGATCGGCAATCAGCTTATCTTTGTCGGCAATCTGCGCTTGCAGGCCGTCGATAATGGGTTGCAGATCATCGGTGTCGCTAATCACGCTTTCGGAAATCTCAGAGTGCGCCTGGGTGAACCAGTGCGACGCGACCTCTTCCGGTACGTTATGTCGTCCCCGGCCAAACTCCTGTTTTGACTGATCGCCGAGCGTCAGCGTAAACGGGGTGTGAACATGGATGGTAACCAGTTTTTCTTTCGCCATTTCAGTTTCCTTCAGGCCCCTTTCGGGGCCATTCTGGTTATCAGATACCGTCCACATAGGACAGAGTTTCTTTATACACTGGCTCGACTGCACCCAGCTTGCCGTAGTAAGTGACGATCTGATACAGACCGCGATACTGCACCGGCACGCTCTGAAGCGGAACCAGCGGGTAACGGACGTATTTTTTATCGTTGGTGTACGCAATCATGCGATCCTTATTCCCCACACCACGGCCTTTCAGCCATTTAACCGCGCGGATATTCAGCGGAACACCGTTCTGGTGATAGCTGATGGTGTTGGTCTGAAGGTACGTCAACAGGGACTGGTTACCCGCAGATGAAACGATGATGCTGGACAACAGAGCAAACTGCTCAGGCGGGATCAGCAAATCACGCGGAACCACAGAGTAACCAGAAGCGGCCCACGCATCAGACAGCACCTGGTTAATACTTGCGCGGATTTCGTCCGGTGTTGAGGTTGCCCACGTTTTGGCAGCGTTGTTGACAGGCACGCCGTCCAGGGTAACAAGGCCTTTCAGGTTTAATGCGGAATCGCCAACATATACCTGTTCATCGTTATCCATCTGCCACTTCAGTTGCATCCCGTCATACTTCTGCGTATCAATCGGGCGGCCGACCTGCTGAGCAGCCTGCAATTCTATGACCGTCCAGCCAAGTTCCATCCCCCACAGGTTCAGCGGGTTACCGGATTTGCCGATATCCACGTTCACGCCAGCAATAGCGGTTGAGTCTTTGCCTACCCAGTTTTTGCCATTCGGATTTGCACCAGTACCCGCAGCGGCGAAGCTGGTATTCGTCCAGCTGGAAATGTCATCTGCGATGGAGACATCTTCACGCAGTTGAATATCGCGGGTCCAGGTGTACCCCACCAGTGGCAGGTTCAGCGTCTGGTCGAGTCGCTCCAGCTCCCCGATGAGAAAGGCACCAGAGCTGTCAACGGTTGCCTGATCAAAAGTAATCATTCGTCTGTTCCTTAAATCTTCCAGGAAATTTCTGCATTGCCGTTAGCATCACCGGCACCTGTGAATTCAGCGTTGGTCAGCACCACGTTTTTGCCACTGACTGACGTGGACATGAATCCACCCAGCGGCACTTTGATGGATTCATCAGTGGAGACGACAACGTATACCGGGTCGCCTTTTTTGATGGTGCTGGCATCAAAATCAGAACCGAGATTAACGGTCACGTAGCCACGCTTCATGGCGTCGCCCGGGAAGTTCTTGCCACTCCCCACCTGGCGAACCATGTCCGGCTGCGAAGTGGTCGGATAAGGGCGCACGTAGATCCCCTTCACCTTGTCTGCGGTATCACCATCTGCCAGCGGCACGAAAAAACCGTCATCATCGTATTTACCAGCCAGCCCATAGGCAGCGAAGGCGTTATCGGATTTAAGGACCACCGGTTCGACGGTTAAGTCCTGCGGGCGAGAGACAGCCCCGGCAATGCCAACAGGCATCCGGTACAGAAATACATTATTCATTTTTTACCCTTTACGGTTTGCCCAGAATTCAGCGTTTTGTTTGTTCAGGGAAGCGATACTGGTCATGCCCATGTTTGGACGCTGTGCATCGCCGGTGGTGGCGCGGGTGTTTCGCCCTTTGGCAATTTCAGACACGGCATTAAACGCCATGTCGACCGATTGTTTCGGTAATTTGCGGATATCCGCATCACCGACTATCTGGCGAACCAGCGTTTTGTCAGCAGAAGCCAGAACCTCGCGTTTGAACGCGGTCGGTTTCATCTTACGGCTCAGATCGATACCCGGAACGATAACTTCGGCACGCCAGGCTGAGTCACCAGTAATCGTGGTTTCCTCTTCATCGTCCTCGCCGTCACCGGTCGGATTATCGTCAGGCTTATTGTCGTTATCGCCCGTCGCATTTCCTTCCAGCTTAGCCAGCAGGGCTTTCAGTAATGTTTTGAGGTCATCATCACTGTCGCCGGTTGGACCTCCGCCCATCTCTGGTGCTTTGTCCGGTAGCGGTTGCTGCGGGGACAGGTTGATGTTGAGATTAACGCCCTGCGGCAAATCCCCCTCATCTCCTGTAACCGATGCGGGAGCCGACTCCACCAGTTCGTTCATGGTGTCAGCGTCACCCGTTTTGATGGCCGTGCGCATGCGGGTCCACCAGCTTTTCTTTTGATTTGCCATTGTGTCTCTGTCTCCAATTGCACAACGATTTCCGGCTCTGCCTTTAGGGACAAGAGCCACATGGTTTCCGGTAATATCGACCTGCTCGGCTTTACCTGGCTCGGTCTGCTCATACTCCGCGTCATAGCCGCACGACACTTCGCGCAGGCCATCTTCGATAAGCTGAATGGCGCTTTCGTCTTTGACGATAAGGTCAGCCAGCATCAAATCAGACTGCTCACCCGTCCCGCGCCGGACATTCTGGAGGTGCCCGACAGCAAGCTCTTTCCAGTTCTCGGGATTTACCAGCCGCACATTCCCGTTTTCATCTTCAGGATGCAGGATCGTGATGCTCATCCCTTCGAATGAGGCAAGCGTGGCCGGATGGAATACCTGCTCAGGAGAACGCGTGACGACTATTTCACCGAACTTATCGGGTTTCAGTTTTGGCAGGTCATCAGCACCATAGAGCTGCTTACCTGTTCGTCCTATCGGCACGTCTCTGCACAGCAACGAGCCATCAGCCAGCTGATAGCGGGTTTCCCCCAGCCGGGTATTGAAAAAATATTTCATGTGTTACCTGCGATTCAGGCGGGATAAGAATGGGAGGTGGGAAAAACGATTTCTTTATAACAGCGACAATTCGGGAACTCGCCAGCGTGACCTGCCATGCCGTCAAGCGTTGGAGGTTTGCCCCATTCGACAAATTTACCTTCCATTTCCCGATGAGAATGCCTGACGTCACCATCTTCGGCTGTACGCCAGATATAACCATTCGAACCAATTGACAGCGCACGTGCCTGATCCAGCGCGCCGGTTGCACGTCCAAGTTCAGTACGGGCAATCAGGTCAGCTCTGGACTTTGCTATATCACCCGATGCTGCAATTTCTTTAGCAAAATGTTCTGCTCTCCCACCGGTCACAACAGCTTCTATCGCCCGATTCTGGATGTCGTACACCCTGTCAGCCGCCTCGAGGGGGAGCGATTTGATGTACTTGACCTGTTCGGCGATGATGGATTGCATCACCTGGCCCACAGGAGCGCTTTCCACAAGATTGCGGAGCTCGCGACTGATGTTCTTGCTGTGTTGCCGCCAAACTTTCTCGTTCTGCCGGGTCAGGTCCGCAGTAAAGTTTTCCGCGACCTTTGTCGCCCAGGGGGTGATGATTTCACTGTAGCGTTCCAGCGCCTCAATAATTTCCGTGATACTGTCATTTGAACCATCGTAGCGACCATTTACGATGTCTCCGACCGCCCGCGCTATCCTGCGTAGGCTGGTTCGATAGCGGATTTCCGCCTGACGGTTCCTGCGGTTCGTCATCAGGTTCGCCGATGCCGGGCGGCGCTTCATCTTCGGCATTCTCGATGTCCTCGTCGGTAATGGATGCCCCGATGCCGGTTACGTCAGAATTTTCGCGCAAATCAGTCATAGCGGCTTTCAGTGTCATCAGACCATCACCCAGCGCTGTACTGATTGCGTTGGTGGTATTTAACGCCACCGTTGAACGATCGACATCAGACATTTGCCAGAGCGGGTTAAACTCAAACGTGAAATCATCCGGGAGCGGCTTGCCAAGTTCCGAACGATGCATGATGTCCAGTATCCGCCGCACCGGAAGACGTAAACGTCTCTCCTGCAACGAGCTTACCCGGTCGTAATAGTTGGCAAGGTCTGCATCGCCGGTAGAAAATCCCTTCGGGGACTGTCCGAACAACCGCACCAGTGGGATACCAACAGCGCCACTAATCTGTTCTGCAAACTGTGAAAGGATGTCATCCAGACCACTGAAGCTGTACTGATGGGTTTCAAACTTATCCCGCGAGTCCATGAGCGTCATGCCTTCATTGCTCTGGAACTGTCGAATCAGGTCGATATTCTTCAGCAACGCTTCATACGCAGGACCACCAAGTGCGATAAGCTCACGTAGCTTCTCCACGCTGTAGGTACGCAGATGCGCCTTGTAGACCAGCTGCGCCGCACCGACAGTAGCGCTGTCGAACGCGGTAAGACGATCCCAGATACGCTCTACAACCGACATTCCCCATTCGTTCTCGGTCATCTTCTGCTGAAATGGCAGCGTGACGCCATCAAAGCGAATCAGTCGACTGTGATGAATGCGCCAGGCAGGAATTCCCGTTGCGGTGGTCACCACATCGTAAAACTCAGGTTTACCCAGGTCCGGCCCCATATCTTTAATGCGGCGGGTCAGTACCGGGTCGATCATCCAGCGGTCGAGCGGGAGAATCCCCTTAAACTTGCCCTTACCGATGGTTTCGGGTCGCAGCGGGGTCATTGGTGCCTGCCCCTCAATCATGATAAAACCCACCGCGCCGCCGTAGAGGCGCGACCATTTCAGCACGTCGTTCAGCGCATCCCAGATTTGCAACTCATCCAGTTGTGATTCGAGAATGCCACGATCTTTTGCATCAATTTCCGACGTGATGCGAATGCCTTTGCGGGTCATATCATCCGGGATAGCATCGACCGCTTCGCCGATGATCCAGGACGAACGATAGGACCATTCCACCAGCATGCGGTTACGACTGGTGAAATTAGCCCGGTAGGTGGATGCTGAGTGCTGGTTAGGTGTCTGCATCCCTACGCGGGCAATAAAATTCTCATAACCATCAGCTGTGGCCTGCGCAGTTCGCCGCAGGGCTTGTTTGTTTCGTGCCATCAGGCCTGTCTCCCTAGCAGCTCCCAGATGTTCAGGGCTGAATTCATTGGGGCATAGTTGATCATCACCGAGTCGGCAAGGTTTGGCGATCGGGTTCCATCAGGCTGTTTATCAATAACGATTTTTCCCACACCATTAATGGAATAGGTCGGCTGCGAAAGCTCGATGATGAGTTTATCTTTGAGTGCCATGCTACTGCTGATTGAGATGATTTCGTCCGGGTTGTAAGCCATACCTTCAACCACGGCGCGCCAGGTATTCTGAAAAAGTTTACGTAACCGCCACCAGCTCTGGGCTTTGGCGTTAGCGAAGAAGTCCTTGTTCAGACGTGCGGCTTGCCCGTTGTCCCCGCGAACAGCTTCATCATCCGGATCAAATACCGCGCCACTACCTCGAAACGGTGTGGCAAGTATTGACGGTCGACGCGCAGCGTTACGCAGTTCGTTGATAGCGCGTGCATCGCCGCGAACGCCAGCGCCCAGCCCGTCCTCGTCAAAGCGAAACTCTTCGAGGTTGTCCTGTTCGCAAAAGCCGAAAACCTTCTCGACGGACTGATAAATGTCGCTGCCCACACCGGACCATTCCCGCACATTTTCCAGGAGGAAGCCATGACGGGTGGAAAAGGCATTTTTGTCCCTGCCTTCGTCGGCGACATCCATCGCGCCAAGTCGTTTGCCTGTTGGCTGGATACCCAGTTTGATATGCGCATCAACGGCAGCCTGTACCCATTCGGATGGAATCAGAACGCCTTCCGCTGATGCGCTGTAGTTCAGATCAAGTTCCTGTGCCACCACCACCGGATTATCGATTTTCTCGCATTCCCTGAGATACCACTCTTCATCCTTGCGAGGATCATCCCGCCAGTGGAATGTGAATACCGGTATCTTCCCGCCATGACGCTTCTGAGCGAACGGGTTAGCCATGCCGTTAACTGAACTCAGGTCAATACGGCAACGCGTCGTTTGTGACAACGCCGCATCAATCAGCAGAGGACGCTGAAGGAATGCAGCCTCATCAACCAGATAAAGCGTGGTACGGTCACCACGACCAATATTATCGCCAGCCTCGCCTTTGATAACGGCACCAGTTTCAGGAAACTCAACACGCATATATGGCGCGTGCTTCTTCTCGCTCCACGAACCGCGAAACTCTACAGGTAGTGTTTCCACGAACTTGCGCGCCTTCCAGAACAATGCTTTCGGGTCACCGGTGCTGTCGACGTATTCCTCTTTACGGGAGCCGAAACCGATAACCATTTCTTTGTTGAAGAGACAAAGCGAGCAGGCCAGTCCGATCGCGGTCCAACTGAGCCCCATTTCACGGGATTTTTCGGTAATACCATTCTCCCGATTGCTCCAGCGTTCCATAATCCAGTGGATCCACTCCTCCTGCTTAGGGAAGAGTAAAAACGGAATGGTCACCGGCAGGCCATAATCAATATTACGCGGGTCCGTTGTCATGCCCCAGTCGATGATGAACTGAGCCGGATTGGTTCGGTAAAACTGTTTTAGTGCTGGCAATATTTCAGGGTTCTGGCGAATGCGCTGTAAGCGTTCCATCCGCCATTCAAAAACCATCTGGTAATCAGGGTTTCTGAAATCGAATTTAAACGGAAGAGGCATGATCACCCCATCATTTTGCGGTAAATCTCTGCGGCCTGATCTGCGGTGAGATTGGTTGTCTCGGTCTTGATCGGTCCACCCTCCGCGCCAGTCAGTTCGGTTTTCTTAGGTGCTTCCCACCCCTGCAATTCAGCCAACTGCTTTATTGCTGCTTTCGGGTCGTGCATCTTCAATTTGATACCATCTTTCCCTGAGGTCAGTTCTGATACTGCGCTCATCGCGTCAGGGTCCTGAAGGGAAGAATCCTTGAAGCTCCAGACGGCTTGATAGACAGGATTCCCGTCTTCATCCTCCCCCACGATGCTATTACTAAACTCGGCGATATCGGCGATTGAAGCACGGCCTATTTTAGACAAACGCTTAAGAGCTTCTTCGCGGGTCATGATGGCCTCATCGATGATTTCACGCTGAACAGACTTAATGAACGCCTGAACGTCGCAATTTGTCGCAATTACGTGCGCAGCTTTGCGGAGGTTGTCGCCCTTCGCTTTCCCTCCGGCTTTGCGGTAAGCCTCTGTCTGATTCTTGCCCTTGATAATGGCTAAGCTGAATCTTTTCTGAAGCGGAGTCAGCACATCGAAAAGGCGCTGCTGTTCTGCCGTTAGCTTTTTCGATGCCATGATGGTTTCCACAAGTTGTTAACATTATCGAAGCCCCTTATCAAAGGAGCTTCTGTAATGTCAGTCCCGAACGAACGTAACCTTCGTGTTTGTCGCTCGCCGTACAAGGCGCGCCGCTTCGCGTTGCATTTCATCGATAACTTTTGGCGTCATCGGCTGATGCGCATATTTACGTTCAATCTCTGCAAAAATCCCGTTCATCGTTTCGCTGTCTGGTGGGATAACTTCAACGTTTAATCGTGCCATTGGTTTGTGCTGCCCTGTTTTTCTCAAAAGTCCTGATATCGGCCTTATCCCTGTTGCACTGTGCTAACGCTGACAACAACGCAACATTCAGGTTAAGGCTGGCTCCCCACGTAAACGGGTCGGGTAAATCTGGCTGGGGTGTTTCATCCGTCAGACTGGCTGGTAACGGAACGACCGGCACCGACACGTATACCGTTCGCGTATTCGTGCAACCGCTTAACTGCGCCAGAAGGAACGATACGAACAGCACAATCATCATCCGCAACAGCCACTTTGATATCTTCCTGGGTTCTCTGTGACTCCAGTGCGATCTGCTGTTTTGCATGCTGGTTAGCCTCTATAACTGTATTGATGATTTGCAGTGATTGCAGGACGTTACTGGTAATGGCTGTTGCAGATTCAGCATTTCGTACAGCCTCATCAGCACGCTCCTTTTCGTGTTGATATTTGCTGTAGTAATGCCCGGCAGACCAGATAAAAGAACCGATGACGGTAACAAAGAAGGCAACAATAACCAGCTTATATCTCAGCTTCATTTACCACCCCACCAGCTTCTTTAAATCGGGAAATCAGGTCACCGATTCTATGTTCATACTGACCGTAACCTGCACCAGGTAACGACGCCCAGATATTGCTGCACCGGTCGATTGCCTGACGAATACTGCCGCGGTCAATCATCGGTAAAGCACCACGTTCTTGAATCTGCTGCAGAGCTACAGCGTCCTGGCTTTCTGGAGAAAAATCTTTCAGGCCAAGCTGTTTACGGTAAGCATCCCACCAGCGTGAAAGAAGCTGGTAACGTCCGGCGGCTGTTGATTTGAGTTTGGGGTTTAGCGTGACAAGTTTGCGGGGGTGATCGGAGTAATCAGTGAACAGTTCGCCACCAACAATAACATCATAACCGTGGTTACGTGTCGGTTGTCGCCCGTTATCCGTTCCTTCTGACCATGCCACCATATCCAGGAAAGCTTTACGCTGTGAATTTAGTGCCTGCATAAATTACTCCTTCGATCTACCAAATTTGTTACCGATTACTCGCATTGCAGCCCCACGAATAGCATCGACACCGATCAGCCCCACGCCACCACCAATGGCAACAGAAAGCGATTTAGGCCATCCGACATACTCAAGAGCGGATGCAAAGGTCAGCGTCAGAGCGCCACATAGCAAAATCTCGAGCGTTTTTCGCTTCCAGCCACCACCACCGCCAAAATAGGCGATGCGCAAACCAGCCATAACGATCGACATAATCACTGCGCCCAGCGGAGTGTCTCCACGCCACCAGCTCTGAAACAACTCCAGCCAGTCCGGCCAGGTATTTGGGTTATGAGGCATTTCATCATCTCTCACCTCGCACATATCGCGGGTGCAAATTGAGGGAATAAAAAATCCCCGAATATTCCAGGAGCGGAAACGGGGAAAGGCGTTGCACTAAATGGGCCTGTCTGCGGCCTTAAATAAAAAACCTCGGCAAATGCCGAGGTCAGTTAATCATTGCCGCTGTGAGTGCCGCGGCGCACTATCTCTTTATCAGGCCACTTACGCGTTAAACCGGGTGCCAACCGTAACTCAGTGATGCTTTACGCTTCCTCTCCCTCACTACGTCGCCATGGGAGCCCGACCAGATTAACGCTGTCGTCACGTTGCCAATATATGGCATCCAATGCATTCTTTTTATTTAGCTATTTCATTTTTTCTATCCGTCAGAAACAACAAAACCCGCTCAATGGCGGGTTCTGGTAAAGTTCATGCGCTTGGTTCGCCTCGCGATACAGCTTTGCGAAGCGTACCGGAATTGAAGCAGTTTATGGCTAAAATTGCAAGAACTTTTTTAAAGCTGCATCAGCCTTTCCACCAGTTTATCTCTGCGAACAACAAACCAACCATTGGCTCTCGCCAGTTCCAGCCATGACTCAAGGGAAATAACAATATCATCATCCCGCAACTGAATTGTGGAAACAGTGACACCGCCTCGCTGATAACAGAGAACTCGCGTGTCGTAACTTTTCTGGCATGAAGCTGGCGCTGACGGATCCTTTTGTCTGAAATAGCAGTCTTCCAGCTTTTCGAACACATCCCACGCCTGATCGGTTTCGAGCATTTTGGCATGACGGGCTGCTCCGCGTTCTGTCCAGAGGATGAGGGAGCGGGCTTTCGGGGAAATTTGTAACCCTCTTAAAGATGGTTGCAAATTTTGTGAGTTACTTAAAGTAACCCGCAAATTTTGTGAGTAGTTTAAAGCTACCCGCAATTCTTTAAGGTCATTACCAACAACTTTGAAAAAGTGTTTCCCTTCAACGAAGCGTACTTTGTTCTCATGATGATTCTGGCGAATGCGCACCGGCTCAGTGCCGTAAAGCTGCGCCAAAAGTTCGGTGGTAATAACAGGAATCTGGTTATGGGTGATCGGGGAGAGAGTTTCAACAGAAATTTGAGTTGTCATAATGACGCCCTCTGGTGGTTTCTTAATAACTCACCACCGACGACGCCAATCATCTGGTGGTGAACTGTGCAGGGTTGGCGTAACCGGGAAACCGACCGGCGCGGATCTCTCCGCCCCCACACAGCCCACCATAATTCAGATGTGCGCGTGCATACGACAATAAAAAACACGCTCGCGGCGTGTATCTGTCGCGGTCTCTATCCAGGACGCCAATCCCGACGCCAGATTTTGCTGGCGCGTGAGGAATATAGCCCCGGATAACAGATTGAGTCAACAGACGGTTTTTAGATCCCCGGAAGAGAATGCATCACGCATCGGCAGATAGAGCATAAACTCTGCCATTTTCAACCACGCATCTATGCGATTACGGCACGTGGCGTAACACCACTCAGGGTGTGAATCATTCAGCAACTCAGCCATTTTTCGCTTAGTCATCCCCCTCCCTTCATATCGTTGCCGGAGGATACAAATCAATCCTGGGTGTTCTGCCAGCACTTCACTAATCACACGATCAATGCATAACGCCTCTGCATCAGTACAATGCACCAGCCAGCTTTTTTGCTTGCCGTTGATCATATCCCGCAAAAAAGCCTCAAGTTCAGGTTTGTCCAGACCTGCTTTTTTCATCCTCCGGAGCGCCTCGTTAATTGCCGTTTTTGTCAGCTTTTTAGAGGTCAGCAACTGGTTGAACATATTTCCCGTCTTACCGCCGCCAATATACGACCAGCGCCCCCACATGCGCAGTTTTCCCTGAATCCAGACACTTTCCAGCGTGGTGAGACGAAGGTGTTCCCCGCTTTTGCCTGTATTTGTTGGGTAAATCATAAATAACCTTCCTTTCTCCAGATTTCTTGCGTACGAAAAACACCTTCTGCATGCATCAGGCGTAATTCTTCTTTGGTGTAATCGCTGGTTTTTACCCGCCCGTCGATTAAATCGTGGCATGAGCTGCAGGCAATCGCTGCCTGCATATCGTGTGGTTTTGTCGCTGTTCCGCACGTCCCCGCCAGCCTGTAATGCGCCAGCACAGAAGTTTCGGGATTGTGATTGCAGTAGCCAGGAATTCTGACGGTGCACATCTGCCCCCGCGCCGCTTTACGTAAATCCACCATTACGCAAACTCCAGTAACTGTGCGGCCACATTTTCGACTTCCTCCGGAGAGGAAAATTTACGGAACAGGATCCAGTTCCACAGCACATTCAGTACAGATTTATAAACCTGCTGAAACACGGTTTCGTCCATGTTCGCAAATGCGATAGATTTTGCCCTGCACCCACGACTACCATCAGGATAAATATGCTCGGTGTAAAATCCGGCCTGAATGGTTACCCACTCGCGGAAAGCGTCAAACGACTTTAGCAATGCCGTATCCCGGGTTCTGCATGTCGCAACTGTATTAAGGTATTGCTCTGCGGCATCACTCAGGGATGGAGTGTGTTCCCGACCTACTGATTCGCACAGGTAATCAACGAAGCCTGATACCAGTTTTCGTTCGCGAGGCGTGATCGCCCCACCGACCGGAGTCCAGTAATCGAATCCCAGTTGCAGGAGTTTGAAAAAACGCTTGTGGAATGCGTAGTTACGCACACGCTTAAAGTCTGCGTGTATCCACTCACCTATTTTGATTTGATGCAAAAAATCGCAACTCTCCGGCGTCGCCGGGAGAAGTAATCCGGAAGAGGTTTGTTTGACCAGTTGTATATGCGCCATCGTAGTTCTCCGCTGGCGCAGTAGAATGGGTGTTCAGCCCGTTATGTAGTATACCAGAATTAATGCCAATACTAACAGGATGCTCTGACTCGCAATTCATCCAGCAGTTTATCATTTCCCATAATGTCACTTACCCTCATCGGTAAAAAAATTGCCTTTCGACCATTACGATACATCATTGATTTTGGGGTTTCAGGGAAGTAATCCATTTCGACTATAACTGACAGGTCATCACGACGTATGACTGCGTATTTGCAACTAAATAGTTTCTTTATTTTTTCCAC